CGCGAACCTGGCCGACGCGAACCTGGCCGACGCGAACCTGGCCGGCGCGAACCTGGCCGGCGCGAACCTGGCCGGCGCGAACCTGGCCGACGCGTACCTGGCCGGCGCGTACCTGGCCGGCGCGAACCTGGCCGACGCGAACCTGGCCGGCGCGTACCTGGCCGACGCGAACCTGGCCGACGCGAACCTGGCCGGCGCGTACCTGGCCGGCGCGAACCTGGCCGGCGCGTACCTGGCCGGCGCGTACCTGGCCGACGCGAACCTGGCCGGCGCGAACCTGGCCGACGCGAACCTGGCCGGCGCGAACCTGGCCGACGCGTACCTGGCCGGCGCGAACCTGGCCGACGCGAAAGGGCTGCCCACTTCCGTTCCGCCGGACCCAGAAAAACCGTACGTGCATGTCTTTGCCAAAGACGATGCGGAACGCATGGTGAGGTTTCGCCGGCACCATCCAGAGGTGCCGATTATTGAGGATCTCGATCGAAAGATCCTCGATGCGATCGAGGCAGGCGGTGAGTTGGAAATGTCTTCGTGGCATTCCTGCGCAACCACTCACTGTCGTGCGGGGTGGGCAATCACCTTGGCCGGCGATGCCGGGAAGGAACTCGAGAAGAAGTATGGTCCCCATCGCGCAGGCATGCTGATTTACGGATGCTCGACTGGATACACGCCCCACTTCTACGCTTCGAATGAAGCGGCGCTGAAAGATATACGAGAGAGGGCGATGAAATAAGAATTCAGTCCGGTGTCGCCCCATGAGTGCCGGTGCTCAACACCGGAGCGACTAGAAACGAAGGCAAGGTGGCAGTCGAACATCCGCTTGAGCATGCCCGTTCCCGCTCGTGAGGGAGGGAGAACGGCTCTACTCGCCAAGACGTGGGCGCCGATAGGCGCTAGACAGTTGGGTTCGAATCCCATGCGTCTGGCCAGCACATTGCGGGCGGACTCGAAATAGCAACACGGGATAGGCCCGTACCGGGCGGCGCGTAAATGGAGTCGAAAGACAATACGTCGCCGGTCAATTGGAGCAGGACCCCGGATAGGACAGGCCGGGGAGCGAACTTGAGAGAAGACCGTCAGGCGCAACGCGACGGCAGCCAGCACCGGGGCGGAAGCAATGCCGGTGTCGCCCTGATGATCGAGAGGTCGTCAGGGCCCGAGAAAGTCACTGAGAGGAGAGAGATATGACCACGGCGATTCAGGTTGTCTATGACGTGACCGACGATGCGATTGCGCTGAAGCGCGGAAAGTATGCACTGCTCAGCGCCGACACGCGGGAGGGCTACGAACAGGTGCGGCTGGCCATCGCGGATTGCCGCGAGACCCGCAGCGCCATCGAGAAGCGGCGGAAGGAACTGAAGGCCGACTCGCTGGAATACGGCCGCAAGGTCGACGCCGTGGCCAAGCACCTCACCGAGCAGATCGAGGCCATCGAGCAGCCGCTCAAGGCGCAGAAGGAAGCGATCGACGCCGAGAAGGCGCGGGTCAAGGCTGAGAAGGAAGCCGCCGCGCAGAAGGTCATCGAGGAGCGACTCCGCGCCGAGCGCGAGGCACTGGCCCAGGAGCGCGCGGCGCTCGAATCCGATCGCGCAGCCCTTGAGGCGCAACGCAGCGCGGCGACCGCGGCACCTGTCGAGCCCAAGCCCACCGCGCAGGCGAGTGAGAGTCCGGTCGGTGCCGTTCTTCGCCAGATTCACGCCCTCATCGCCGAGCTCGAAGCGAAGGCCAAGCGCAAGGCGTGGTTCGACAACGAAGAGAGCAACGCCTGCGACAACAGCGGCGGCAACTTCGACGACGCCTACGAGGGCGGATGTCGCGACGGCGAGACGGCCTTGGCCCGGGAACTCGTGCCCCGGCTGCAGCTGCTGCGCAACGAGCTCGAGGCCCAGTCCTAGCCATGTCCCGCGCCGATACTGGATGGCTGCCATCGGGCATGAAGAGCTTTCGCGCTGTGGATGATGACCTTCCATTCGCGAAAGGGCTCTACGTGAGGAGTCCGAAGTATCCGGGACTGCGAGGACTGACGACGAGCCAGAGCCATCACGTATACGCCGAGGGCTGGGGCGGAAAGAAGGTTGAATTCCACTACGTCATGGTCACATGGGAGGGCTGGAACGGCTCTTCTGTTTCGGTCGAACTCAGCGACCTAGTTTCAGACTGATCCATGTTGCGCGCCTCGCGTCGGCATCGTTCTTGCTGACATCCGCCCCATAAGCCTGTAGCCTTGTCGGCTATGGGTTTCTTCTCGACTCTGTCAAGCCTCAATCCATTCTCTCGCGAATCAAGTTCGCCGACCTCCAATGCTCTACCCCCGCAAGAGTTAACTCTTGATTCTGCTGCCCAAGAAGCCGAACGGCAACTTCTAGCCATTCAGCCACCTATCGACGTCGAGAGGACGCCTCGACGGCCTGGCTATTACGAAGAACCCCGGCAACTGCCATACATCGGTGGAGTCATGCGCCCTCAGCAGTGCATGACCACATGGACGGTGCAACGGGCACGGGCTGCGCTTGATGCATTGGATGCTGGAACGTTCGCCGAAGCCGCGTTGATGATGGAGGAGATGCTTCGAGACGATGCCGTATATCACGGCTACTCGACGCGATCGGGGCGCCTCTTTGGCTTGCCCCAGCGGGTACTTGGAGCGGTCAATGAAGACGGAGCTCCGCGTCGCGGAAGCATGCGGGCGCGGAAGTTGTGGCAGAAGTATCAGAAGCTGATCTTCCCGCAAGGCTGCAAGCGGGAGATCATGAAGTACCTCTACTTTTTCCGCTTTGCTATCTGCTCGATTACTTGGCTCAACGTTCCAAATAATGATGACGCGAACGGCCCGGCCTATTGGCGGATCCCACAGTTCAAGGTGTGGCATCCATTCTGGATCCGCTTCATCTTCGATTCAGACCCTGACCACGATGGAGGCATCGGAGGCGAGCAGGCCAGCGGGCACTATCAGGTCACGACGTTTAACGAAGGCACGATCGATCTCATCAATGAGAATGCCCCCGGCAAAGGTCGGTGGGTGCTGTTTCAGGGCGCCGGAATGCGTCCATGGTTCGATGCTTTGATTCGTCCGTTGGCGTCGCCTTGGCTGCGCCGACTGTACACTCGACGCGACCATGGCCGCTTCGAGGAAAAGCACGGCCTGCCGATTACCATGGTGAAGTTCCCGACCTACTTCGGCAGTGAATCCAGAGAGTGGATCATGTTTGAGAACTCTCTACGAACGCTCGGCAGCGAGGGCGTTTTGATGTGCCCGCAGGATAAGGACAATCCAAAAGCTGGGGTCAGTGTCGACTTCGCCGGGCCTCCGAATGCTGCAGCACTGAATACGTTTGTTGAATCCAAGAAAGAGGAAGATCAAGACATCTATACGCTCTGGCTCGGACAGTCGCTTACGACAGAGGCCGGGCAGAATGGCGGGAGTCATGCAGCTCTTCTGGGTATGTGGCGCGGTATTGATGATCTAGCAAGAGGCGATTCGTTCTGGATCAGTGACGCGGAAGTCGAATGGTATGCCACCAAAGAAGGGAAGGCCGTTTGGCATATGATTCCAGGAGACGGACCCATTCGTGAACAGGTGGGCAAGTTCTATGCCTGGTACAACTTCGGCGATCCTGACATCGCGCCCCACGATATGATCGATGGCACTCCGGATGCGGATCGCAAAGAAGCGGCCGACCTCGCTAAAATCATGGCGGAGACTTCACGCAATAAGGCGCTTGCCCTCAAAGACATGTGCGAAGGAATGGTCAAGCTACAGGAACTGCAGCAGAAGCCAGATCCTGTGTATATGCTTGAGCAGATCGACATGCAGATTGTCAGGCCAGAAGAGGACGAGATCGCTCAGCCTGGGCTATCAAAGCAACGGCCCGGCATGCTTTCGCTTCCATCTGCTCCGACGTTAATGCTTAGCCTTGATGGTACGCATTTCGCCAAGTTCCCAGCCATCGCCCGTCGTTCCATCCTGAAAGCAGCCAAAGGACAGCAGTCATCATGAGCCCGACTCATAACGACCTACCCGAAGAACTCCGCATGGCAATGGTGGCACTGCTGACTGGGCGCGTCATTGATGCCCGCGACCTCTATCTTGCGGCCAAGGTTGCGCATTGGAACGTTCGCGGGCCGACCTTCGCTCAACTGCACAAACTCTTCGATAAGGTTGCTTCTGCTGCTCTTGAGATCTCCGATGCATTGGCAGAGATGGCGTTATCTCTTGGTGGCGCAGTCGACGCCCAAGGCGAGCGTGGAAGTGTTCCGATGATGCCCGTCATTGCTGGCGAGAACTGCAAGGCTTATGTTGAGGCAATGGCCGACTCAGTCGCTGTCGTACTCGCAGGACTGCGACAGGATGCAGGGACAGCCATGGAGCAAGATGACCTTGTGACCAGCGACCTGTTCATCAAGACGGCCGGGCAACTGCAGCATCTGTTGTTTTTGGTTGAGCGAAACGGACGTTAGGAGGATGGCGATGGATGATCAACTTGAGCAGGGAAGGCAACGCGTTGGACTAACGATCAATGCCCCAGAGAAACTATCGCAGGGCCGTCCATGGGTTAACAGGGTCGCCATGGATACCGACCCAAAGACCGGCGAAATCCTGCGCTTTCGCAACGTTGCGCTAGAGCCAAAGATTCAGAACTCAACCCCTACGGCCGAGCACAAAGAACCCCATCGCTCGGAGTAGCGCGAATCCCTAGATTCATGGGGCCATAGTAGGCCTCTTTGTAGGGGTTCCCCGTCGGATCGCATGAGAACGGCGTGTCTGCCGTGTTCGCCCCTGAAAGCCCCGCGCATCTCGCTACGACCGGAAAGTCCCCACACTTTTGTGGGGCTGCCTGCGTATACATCTTAGGACCAAGAGTGCCGTTATAAATCCGATTCTCAGGACCGCATCCGAGACGCAACGACTGATCCCAGGTTGCATTCGGGGCTTCCCAATCGCATCGCATAACCGAGCTCGCTGGCCATCCTGTATCTAGGCCATGCGCAGCACTTGCAAAGAATCCCCACGGCACAGAAGCGCAGGCTGCCTCAGGAATGCTGAGGATTGCCGGATTGGACCATCCAGCAGCACAGAGACCTGGGCACATATTCGAATTGCACTGCCCGGGGCAGGCGTGGAGTTTTGCACTGAGAACCCAGCCTTGACCGCTCGAGCATCCAGCCGCAGGCCCGCGAGGCTGCCCAGGGTTCCATGCATAGGGGTCTTTCATGTCAGCTTGAACCCCTCGCATATCATCGGCACCCATGCCGCCATCGACATCAAATCCACCCTCTGATCCAGCCATGCAATAGCCATCGTTAGAAGATGGATCCGAGCCGATTGGCGTTTCACAGTGCTGATCCGCACGGCAATCTGCATTGCCATGACAAACAACGCGAGGTGGCGCAGTTGATGAACTTAACGAGCATGAAGTCAGGAGCGAGGCGAACAGAAGCCAAGCGAAGCGCATGTGGTTCTCCGGGTAGATGTTAGGGGCTTACTGACACTTACATTTCTTTGAGTTTGCAGCATTGAGAACAGTCTGAGCCTTCGAGCATTCTTGCTTCATGCTTTGACAGATATCGCTTCGAAGGCCCTCCTCTCCGAGCGACTGAAAGATGCGCTGACAGGATGTGGCAAGGCTAGCGCATTCAGAATTCAGATCGGAAAATCTCTCACATAGGCCCACGCAAGGATCTGGCGCATGCATTGCGGCCTCCTCTTGCTTAGGCGCCGGAGGTGGGATGAATGGCTCATCCTTCGGTGCAAGTTCTGAAACCCTGCGGAGTTCGTTCTTTGGTCGCGGTGGCTTGATCAACTCCTTGGTTAGATCTTCGCTCTGCTCAATGCCAAGCGATTGCTTGATGGCCTTCCGTTCCCAGGAGAAGCAACCAGACGTGCAGAATAGAACCAAGAGAACCGTGCTTCTCATTTGGGTTCATCCGGACCGATAAAGATCTTCCATCCATGGGATTTTCTGGCGCGTGCAACCCATAATCGCATCACTACATCATCCCACAGGAGATTCTTATAGACACCGCCGCCTTGATTTAATTCGTAAACAGGTTGCTTGCTGTGATCGGCCTCTAATGTTCCGACCTGTTTCAAGGTGCCAATTCGATTCTCATCTCCGATGCACGGATGCGTTACGGTCTTGCCAGCATGGACTTGCTCTAGGGCCCATGCGAAGTCGCGCTCAATTGGTGACTGAATCGCGCGTTCAACGGAGTCCGCGAGAGAATCAAGTTGCGCTGAATAGCCAGCAGCGACCAACTTCGCGCCGATTTCATCCAAGATGCGGCCAAGCCCGTTGCTTTCAACTACCTGCCGCTGTGTCTGCGCATTGGCTCGTACTGTTTCCTGCCTGGCGCTCTCGATTTCTCGGAGCAACTTCTCATTATCAGCCCGCAAGACAGAGCATGACACAATACCTGCCATGTGATTTCGCCAGGTCCAGATATCCAAGTCATAGCCACAGATCTCACATCGCCTTGTCAACTCGATGTCGAGCGCTTGAGCGATCCATCTAAGAAATTCAGCGCGTCCATGTTCTCCGGCAAGCGCATCAGGATCAAGGTGCAACATCTTGGCTGCTAAACGTATCGACAACGATGGCTTGTTCATCTTCGCTCCTCCATCTGAAAGAAACTGCCGCCCTTCATCGGACCGGGGCGGCGCGGTGCAATGGTGTTATCCCTGGGGGTGGAACGTGGCCCCTGTCGCAGGTTCTCTCTGCGCTCGATTCCATCGCTTCATGCGTTTGCCGACATCGCAAGCAGGCTTTCCGTGGTGATTCATGCGGTACAATCCGGACCGGACCCCGCACATCTCGGGGCACCACGCCCACGGAAAGCCGGCCATTGCTATTCATCTCTCCCGAACTCCGCTTGAATGGCCGTTGTGAATAGGATCCAAGTGCGGGTTCTCATGAAGCGTATCGATACCGAGATGATTTAGGCGAGACCTTACCGTGAAAGTTTGTTCGGTATTTCCGCCCTTGATGAAATCTACGCCTCCGCGCAGCCACTGACAAAACTCAACGACGGCTTTCAATTGCCCGTCTTGATTTGTCGCATTCACTAGTTCCAGATGCTTCTTGATGCAGACCAGCATCTGCTCGGTGAACTGCTCAACATTGCAGAGTTCGATGGCACCCTGCAGCCAATAGCAAAACTCAATCGCCTTCATGTTCGCTCCTCGTTTCTTCTGTTAGCCCCAAGTGCCCTTGTGGTGAGTGGGCCGTTTGGTGCCGTCTTCTTTTTCAATGCCTGCCGTTGTGCCCAGCATTGGCCCCTTGATTGCCGGAGGTCGCACATGCACTTCCCAATGCACGCGCAACTCCATCGGTGAATCGTCGCTTACTCCGATGGTGCGCAGGCTCTGCAATTTAAGTACGCCTTCGCGCTTGGCTTCCTTGTCGTAGTGGCTTTCGTTTGGCCACACTTGCCGGGTAACCGTCTCTGCGCCATCGGTCACAACGATCGATATGATCTTGGCACTCCGAAGAACCGCGACCTGTTCGTCATGAGAGAACCCCAGCATGTGCTTAACCGGGAAGACGGCGCGAAGGGAGTTGTCCGTATACTCAATTCGCAGCAGTTCGGGAAACTGCTTTGCGTTCTCGATGTCTCCAGAGCATACCAAGAAAACCAGATTGGAGAGTTTCGCTGCCTCTGATTTCTGCGGAGCCCGTGTATTATTTGGAGATGCGCAGATTGCCGCCCATGCTCCATCTCGAGGCTCGGTATAGGACTCAACAGGATCACTCATATCTATCTCCTTAGCGTAATCGCCTCGCCCTCTTCAAGGGCTGATTTCTCAATCGGCGCTTTGTTCCATCCTGGCCCGGTTGGGCGCCATAGCCAGAGGCCGCGTGCATGCTCTGTTTCGAAGGCGAAGATGCAGCGACCTCCATCGGCTGTGTTTCGTCCGTCGCGGTAGAGGGTGCCGAAGTAGCGATGATCTTCCATGGTGGCCGCCGCGATTAATCGATCAGAGTTCAGTGATGTTATTTTCGCATTGAATCGCCATCGCTCGTTTAGCGTAGAAACTAGCATCCTGCATATGGGTCCTCACGATTGCCATCTCGCGACCCGACTTATCACAGACGCCTTCGAGTTGATCGAGCGCTAAACTGAATATCTCAGCAATGCGAGTTGCTTTCTGTTTTCCCTGATCGTTAAGCATGTGGACGTTAAACTCTTCGCGAATCATTGGAGCCTCCATGGTTGTTGTTTGCCCGTTCCCGCTCGATACGGTCGTACACGGTGCCGGTACATGACCCAAAAGGATGAGCGGCGTCATAAACAAATGCGGCTCAGGGCTCAAGCGGGTATTCACCATCGGATGCTGTCTTTCACGATGGCAAGTCATGGCTTATTGGATGCTTTGGTGCTGGCGAAGTCAGCCAGAATCTGACCACAAGCATCCATTAGGTCTTGCACTGATTTCGTATCTTGAAAAGTAACATTAACCGTTTGACCTCCTCTGTTTTGAGGAATCAACCTAAGCCCTCCCCATGCTTCTTTTCGGGGCGATTCCACCTTCGCAATTCTGCACTCGGACACCAATACGCAAATATCGCCATTTGGATTTTCTTGGCTAGGAGGGAAAACCTCGACATCCTTGCAGATTGTCAACCCGTCGATCAATTCTGCACGAGCAGGGAGCGCAGCATCTTTATTGCTCATCGGCCTAATCCTTCACAATGGTGAGTCGTGGTTTATCTTCGAGTTCTTTGGCTGCATCGATCGCTTCTTGCTGCTGTGCCTGCAACTTCGCAACCTGCTCCGCTTCAATGCGTCGGATCTCTGCCGTTCGCTCAGGGCATAGCCCCTCGATCAACATCTTGAGATCCTGCCGCAGTCCGCCAAGCATCGCGTTCAACTGCGCGTGATGTTGCTGCATTGCTCGGAAGTCCAGCTGCGAGATCGGACGCATGATTAAGCCGTCTGCGATTGCGAGCCGTCCGGTGCGCTGGTCTTGCCGAACGGGCGGCATTGCTCCGATTCTGGATTCGCAGGCGGTGGCTAGCATCTGCCAGAGCCAGATCGCCGATCCGAGCACATACGGAGATGCTCCGCAGAGACGAGTCAAATCTAAATCCACCCTGCCGCAATATCGACAGCGGGGCGTTTCGCCATCTGCTCCCTCGAATAGATGGGACGGATGCATGAGCCCATGAATTGGATCGTCTGGCGTCTCATCTCCGGCACACCATCTACACTTTATGGCCGCATCTGGGATGATATGCCCGAGTCCAACATAGGGATCATGTTCGCCGCAGTTGATGCAAACCGCACTTCCATGTCGTTTATCGCACCATCGAAGGTCGTGTTTTTCGCAGGATTTAGGCGCCTCTTCGATCCTCGCTTTGAGCAGATGCCCCACCTCATGCCAGATCAGACGTCGCTTCCCCTCTTGGCTATCTGTTGGTACTCCATCGGTAGCACCAAGCCGAATCAGCGCGAAGGCCACAACATCGGCGCGTGGTAGTTCGCAGGGGATGTCATCGCACAGATCAGCGAATCCACGGAAGACGAAAGCGAAGATCGCCGTTTCTGGGGTTTCCTGACTGCCGACAGATCCAGCGGCGAAGGTGAATGCTTGCTTGGCGGTGGTGATCATCGGCCAGACCTCAGTGTAAAGAGTTGCTTCCTCTCAATCATCCGGATCTCGTAGCCTTCCATTGCGAACCCTCTCAGTGCTTCCATCTCCGCCTCTTGGCAGCCGTACGTGAGTTCCTTAAACCCAGCATCCTCATGAAGCCTTGCGATAACCATACGCCAGTCTTTGACTGTCTTTGGTGTATCAAGATCAAAAAGTTTCTCCGCCGATTCCGCAGGGACCCTGTGTCGTTTTGCGATCGACTCGATCGAATCAGCCACCCGATTAGCCACTGCCGCCCCAACCTTGCGGGCTGCATCCATGATATCCGGTATGCCCTCAGGTGGCTTGATTTCGATCACGAGGTCGCACCTTTCAGGGTGTCAGCCACCCCATGCGCAATCGCTTCGCTCAACCCGATGAAGACTTCGCTTTTGACTTCAACAGGTGGTTTGGCATGCGCGGCCATCGCGGCTTGCAGCTTCTGCGGATCGAGCCTGCCAAGTGATTTCATAATCCGCTCAAGGCGGATTATCCGGTAGGTCAGAAACGCCACAGTAAGCACGAACCCGATGGAGACGATCAGATCAGGATGAGTGCTCATGGGATCCTGTAAGCCGTCACAGTCTTGACCGCCTCGGGGACGATTATTTCGCCCTTGATGATCACGATGCCCTCAGTGAGAGCTTCGTCCCAATCAGGCATGACACCGAGGATCTGCAGACCGTATAGACGGCCACTCGGCGCCAGTGCCTTCTCGAGTTCGCCGCGATTCATCGGCTCGATATAGCAGCCGCCTTTGTCTTTCTGACTGAAGACGAAATAGATGCTCATGACTTCATCCTCCCGTGCATCTCCGTTAGTTCCACTGCAGGCTCATGAGCCAATAATCCCTCGGATTCTGGTTTCCAGTGATGCCTTGCTCATTATCACGAAACAATCCGGAGACCCTTCAAGGTTGCGAGCACGAAGGCCATCACATACACCGCATGCAATGGCTGCATCTTCTTCATGGCTAGAGGATCCCTCATGTTGAACCGCAGCCCCTGCAGCCACCAGTGCGAGAGAACGCAAATAGGCGCGATGTTCTCGGCTCATGACCGCAGAATCCCCGCTTCCACGATCTCCTTCCAGCCATCAAGCATCTCCTTAGCGAGACTCGGCTTGATATGCAGTTTGTGGTCACTGACCATGATTGCAAACTGCATCGCAGCCGCTCCGGAACGGGGAATCACTGATGCCATGAGCCCGCGCGGTGCGGGTCGCAAATCCCACAATTCCGCGGATAGTCCCATGCCCTTCTGAACATCGGTGCCTGCGCCGTAGAAGTTGCGCAGCCAAGCAACGACGACGTCTCTGATTTTGTCGTGCTTGGCTTGCAGTTGCATCGCGCGTTCTTGGGCTGGGGTGGTAGTCGGGGTCTTGTCGTTGGGCTTCTGGTTCTGCTTGTTGTCGTTGGACATTGGTCGGTTACTCCTTGGTTTCTTAGCGGCTCGCCAACATGCGGGCGGCTGCATATTTGATCGAATCTCGATGATGCTCGCGATTCTGTGGTGCGCCTCGATCGAGATAATTCAAAGCCTCGGCAATGAATCCTCGGATCTCATCGTCATCCCGAAAGCCCTTGGCATCTAAGATGCCCTCGATTGAGACATGGCCAGTGTCTGACTGATCAAGATCGGGATGCATTTAGTTCTGTCCCTTCGCCGCATCGTCCGCCTGCTCTGCCTTCATCTGCGCTTTGTTTTCTCCCCAGACCGTGAAGATCGCGTCGTTGACCTTGATCCGTAGGACCGGATCGCCGTCATCTCCTACGATCATCGTGAGGTCTTTCACGAGTTCATCGCCGGGATAAAGGAGGTTCATTGCATCGAGGCGATCGACGATACGACGCATGCGGGCGCGGATCTCGGAGAATGGAAGTTGAGCGCTCACGAATCCACCGTCAAGCCATGCCGATCGACACAGAAGACGCAGACCCACCGACTGCCTACCTTGCGCCACTTCTTACGCGATATGCGCTCACCGCCGCAATCGCTGGGAGGCTCGTAGAAGCGCCGCAACTTCTTGCACCGTGGGCACTTCTTGCGTAGGTCGTGCGTGCTCATCCTGCCACCTCCATTCGCATCTGTGCCATATCGATCGGATGCCAAAACATGGCGCGGTCAACTCTGTCGTTTAGTTGTCTTGCGATATCCGAGATGCTTCGATTTTGGACGCGAATTCCAGCTGCGCGCAAAGTTTCATCGAAGGCCATGAAGATGTCGGCATGCACTTCGATCATGGCGTCTCGGATGGTCATGACTCACTCCCCTTCGAACGATCTCGGCAAGTCGGACAGATCCACCGCGGATTACCATCCGGAGCGGTTGCATAAACCCAACTGACTGACCGCGCTAGCTCAGCGTTCTGCAAGCCAGAGCGACAGCCTACGCAGTAGACATAGGAATCGAGCATCTCTTGCGTCGCAGAGAGACCCCGGATCTCACCTCTCACCCACGGAGGCCCGGGGAATTTTCGCGGCAGAAGATCAATGTTGATTTTGCCGGTTTCGAAGGCATAGGAAACGATTGGCTGAAAGTCATCATTGCCCAAGGCAATTGTCATGGTCTCGACCATGCGATGCCTCTCTTCGTCGGTCAGGTCTCCATCCTCCGGATTAACGAGGAGGTTTTGACCTTCAAACGGTCTCATCGCGCGAAGACAAATGACTCCAGCAAGACCACGGCGAAGCTCAAAGCCATCCTCATCGATCGCCGGTCCAAGAATGCGAAGACATTCGCGCAACCGTTCGACCTCAGAGTCAGGACGGCTTTCGCAAAACATCAGGGATGCTGGCGCTTTTGTGTTCATTTCTCGGTCTCCGCCGGCCACGTAACCCCCTCGCCCCTCACGAACTCCGCTGCTCCCTTGTCCCGTGCGACTTCGGCCCAAGTGATATTCAGTCCAGTGCGATGCCTATAGGCTCTGCAGGCTTGGTTGTAAGCGTCCAGTTGTTCTTCCGTTTTGAACGTGACCGGGGGTTGTCGAAGTCTTGATCGTTTCTTCTGTGTGGCCATGCTGGATTCACACGCTACATACCATGCACTCCTGAGTCAAGTTGCATCTTATGCGTGGGCTATAGGTTCTTGTTAGTTGCTGCGGTTGGCCTGAGTCTTGTAACCCATGGCCGACGGCGCAATCGCGCTTCAACCTGCAACACTAGGACTCGCCCCCGGAAACGGGTACGGCTTGGCCTATCTTGCGGTATCGCTCGAAGCGTCGAGCGGCGTACGGCTTGGCGATGATGGCCTACCTACCGAGATCTTGCTATGGCGGGATGGTCGGAATCAAACCACCAAAGGTACTTTCAACCTTACCGACCGTGCGCGAAAGCTCGTCCTAGACGACTGGACCGCACGGTTCGGCGGCTTGGTTTCTCCGAGCGGAGATCCGCCGGGTGCGTTTGATTACGATCATGATGAGTTCAATGACAACCTGCCCGGCTATGAAAAGATCGCGGCAGGCTGCTTTGACCTCGCGCTTGAAGGTAAAGACCTCTGGCTAACCAAGTGCAAGTTCACCGCACGAGCAGCCGCTCAGATCCTCGCCAAAGAAAAGCGCAGCACCTCAGGGGCCTTCTACTTCGACCCGAAGACGGGCGAGTTCACCGGGCTTCTGAATGTCGCTCTAACAAACCTGCCAGCCACTTATAAGCAGCCGCTTCTCAATAACGCCAAGTCGCAGACAGGGCTATCGATGGTCCTGACTCCGCCGGATGGTCCACAGGATGAGCGACGCGTGATTGTGCAGGTGCCTGCGATCGTTCTCTCTGGCGACCTTTCGCCGAAAGACGAGCAGGCCTTGCGCGGCTGCATCGATTTCCTTTCGCGAGGGAATCTCGAATCGGCCGGTTGGGCTCTCCTTGGCGAAAAGCCCACCACTTCCGACTCTACTCCGACGCCAGCCGTCGTTGAATCTGTCACCGCGGCGCCCGTCGTCGCAACCTCTCAATCATCGGAGACTGCCTCAATGGGCACTTACAGCGACCCGAATTTTTCGGCGACCTATCACAGTTACATGCTGCGGTACATGGCTTCCTGCGACATGGAATCCATGCTGACGGCGATCTACATGAACGCCGAACTTCCCACCATGTCGAAGGCGATGGACCTCGGCATGTACTGCAAGGCGCTCGCCGACAACATCACGCACTGTGCGGCGGCCATGGCCGAGTGCATGACCGACATGGGCGACGATGACTCGATGGATGAGGCGTCGCTGGCTTCGGTCATGAGCAAGACCCCTGAGGCGCTCAAGCCGGATGTTGATAAGGCATTGGCTGCATGCAAGGCGGCGAAGTGCGGCGGGCTGCTGCAGAAGGCGCACAAAGCAGCGCTGGCTGCTGTTGGCGCGAAGGTCTTCGATAAGACTTCGATCGTGGCCCTGTCTGCGCTACCGACCGAAGTCGCGACTCTCAGGGACGAAGCCGCGCTGGCGAAGCGTGTCATGGCGAAGCTTGGCGTCTCGAAACTGGCGGAAGTGATCCCAACTCTCATTGATCGCGATCACATGCTCGAAGAGGCGAAGACGAACGCTCTTTCGGCTCAGTCGCTTGCAGGGACCGACGTGAAGGTTGCTCGCGCCACGAAGATCAAAGAGATGCTGGCAGCGAAGTTGATCTCCCCGGCGGATGCCGTGCTGGCCGAGGGTCGTGATCCTGCCGATCCGGTTGCCGAACCAAAGGCCGATCCGTATACGCTGGCTGAACTCGATGAGATCGAGCGGCGGGCCAAACTTCGCCTGAGCAGCACAACCCAGAGCACGAGCGTGGTTGCGGCCGGAATCGTGGTTGCGCCTGTCCCGCCTGCGGCTCCGGGTCCTGCGCAAGGCGCAGTCGAGCCTGGCAAGTCAAGTGCATCCAATGGAGATGATGACTTCGCCAAGTTCAAGGCGATGAATCCAGACATTACCGACGATAACAAACTTCGGGAGATTCTCCGGAATTCTACCGAAACCGTTTCTCAGCGGCTGGGCCAGAGCTCGGCAGTTACTCAGTAAAGGAGAGCGCCTATGGCACTCACTCATGATCGCGCGAATCCGTATATCAATCCGTCTGCCTTCCCTGGGGAGTCTTATCTCGTCGCCGAAGATGGCGAGAGTTTCGCTGGTGGCCTTGTCGCCCTCAATGCGAGCGGCTACCTAACGAAGGCCATCGCCAGCAACACGAGCGCGTGGCGTTTGCGTGGAACCGCACATCGCCGATGGACCAATGAAGACGGCGATGATGGCGCCTTTGCTGAGCGCGTGGATCGTCCCGAGATCGTCCAGGGACTGCAGAACCTGGCCAGCGATCCCATTACCCAGGCGGACATTGGCCTGGAGTGCTTCGTCGAAGACGACGAGACGGTGCGCAAGACCAATGCCACCAATATGCGCATGTCGGCAGGGATCGCCTATCGGCTCAATACCGACGGCACGGTCGATATCAAACTCCCCCAGCCGTAACCCAGAGACGGAGATAAAAGAAAATGGGCGCCGCTCCTAACTTGAATATCCCCGTTCAGGGGAACGCCAACATCCTGAATGCGCAGGTCGACCTGCGCTATAAGGCTGGCTTTGATTCTGCGCTTCCGTGGACTAAGCAGATCGCGAACGAGATCGGCTACTCCAAGGGCAAGACTATCATCCTGCCGTGGACCGAATCGGCGAAGCGATACGAACCGTTTACCGGCGAGTTCGTAACGCATCCGTGGATCGTCGATGCGATTCAGACGCAGTCTGTGCCGTGGAAGTTGAACATCTCGGCCGATCGCGATGACGTCGTTGAAAATGTCCTCATGTCCATCAATGACGAAGCAATGTCGATGGGCGTTCAGTCCGCGCTTCTGCCGTGCGATTTCATCGCGCTTGCGCTGCGCCGGACTGGCTCGAGTTCTTCGACTCCGTTTGCGTGGTACGACGGTCTTCCGGTCTTCTCGGAGACGCATCCGATCGATCCGCGCGGTGTGATTCCGGGCACTTGGAAGAACCTCTTCAAGGGCCTGCCGCTCACGCATCAGAACGTCATCGACGTGTATCAGCAGATGTGCGTCGGGATCAAACTGCCCAACGGCCGACAGGTCAATGTGCGCCCGAATAAGATCGGGGCAAGTGGCAAGTATGCGGTTGTTCTGCAGGAGATCTGCAAGAACGCCAACGTGATTAAAGCCATCTCGTCCGCGCTCGTTCCGGGTGGCGCATTCGGCTCGATTGAAAACATTCTGCGTGGCCAACTCGAGCCGGTCATCATGGACGAACTCTCGCAGGACATCGCGGGCTCAAGCGGCGAAGAAGACGTCTGGTATATGTGGGACGATCGGCGAACCAAGCCGGTCACCGTGTACTGGGTCAAGCGTCCCTATGTGACGCCGCTCATCAGCGATACCGATGCCTATCTGCGCTCGGTCAATGCCTACATCTGGGCCGGCGAAGCGCATGGCGTCGCCGTTGTCACGGCTCCCTGGTTCATCGGCCGCATCGAGCCAGGCGAAGGCGCGTAAGGAGATCTCATCATGGCGATTACTCCTGTTTTGACTCTCCCGACTTCTGCCCCGGTTGCGCTTGGGGGCACGACTCCGGCCGTACTGCTCGCGCAGGGTGCCGGTCTGCTTGCCGCGGTTGCTGCCGCTGGCAAGGGCAGCACTATCGTCAAGGTGCTCAAGTGGATTCCGGCCCTGTCCGCCTGGGACTATGTCGTCATGAACGGCCAGCGTGAGAGTATCACGCCTGATTCGAAAGTGGCTGGCGGTGTCGACTCCGAGAACTTCGATGTGCCGATCGATGCATACCACTGCGCTTATGTGACCGTCGATCCTCCGTCCAATAGTCTTTCGAATCTGACGGTTGATATCTCTGGGCAGGCGGCGACTGGCACCGGAACGTCGATTATGAGCGTTGGTCCGGTTGCTGCGCCAAGCAATACCGCGGTGCATGCGGCGTATGCAGCCGATCAGCCGAATACGTTCCCTGGGCCGATCACGAATCCCGATGTGCCGCGCAACCTGATCTTCTTTCTGTCGGCCCCCACCTATGATGGTGGAATCATCACCGTTACCGGGACCGATCAGTTCGATGCTGCCCAGGTTGAGACTTATGACACGGCTGGCGGATCTGGACCTGGGCTCAAGATCTTCAAGACCGTGACTAGCATCACCAAGAGCGTCGTTGGCGCAACGACTGACACGATCAGCATCGGGCGCGGTAGCAAGATCGGCCTGCCGAAGCATCTCACCGCTTCGACTGGCGCGATAGTTATCGAGGGCACCAACGTTCGATCGGCCGTCATCGACAATACCCGCAGCGCCTTCACGCCGACTCCGGCCCCTGCGGCTTCGACGTATACGGTCATCGCGGAAACGACCGCCTAGTATCGTGGGGGCGTGATGCCCCCGCGATTTTTGACGCGTTGGGAGGAAACGCATGGGATCGCTTGGCGCTGAAAGTTTCGACTCTCTCTCTGCCTTTACGGCAGGGCTGAGCGATCAATGCGTTTCGATCGAGATTCCGCTGGCTGATACGACGGTCAATGTCTATCCGTTCGGTGCTTTCGGGGGCGATGGAAAGGGACAGCGGGAAGAGTGGTGGAAACTCTGGATCCCGCTTGAGATCGCAGTGGAGACCTCCTTCTATTTCGCGATCTTCTTCAGTGCCGATGGGGCCCTAGCGCTGACCGCTGCAGATCTCACACCAAGCCCAACGAAGAATCCATTCGGCATGGTGCCAGCCAAACTGAATCAGTTTTTCATCCGCGTTCCTCGGAATAAGCCATACGGCTATTACCGATGGAGCGGTGGCGATGTCGCCGATTTGGTTTTGCGTGGCTGTCGTTACATGCCGCCGCTTCCGCCGCCAGGGGTCTAATCCGTCGTGGCCTCCGCACTCAATCAAACGCCTGCGACCGGGGCTGATGCCATGTGGACCTTCGTCCAAGTGGCCATCAATCCACGGGCATATCAGCCGCCGAATCATGCGGTTTTGGCGTCGATTGATTGCGGCGAGTGCATGCCTGCATCCTGCACCAATGTTTGCCCGCCGACGAGTTGCGGAGATCCGTGTGGACCTCCGTCGTGTCCGCCTCTGCCATGCTCTTCTGATTTGCTTTGGGGGTGGGGTTGCGCGCCCGCATGGTGCGGACCTCCCTGTGGTTGCTGCAATGGATGCTCGAAGGTTACTCAGTCCGGCACCGGGATCGGCGGACGCTATACCATTTGCGGATTGATTCAGCAGAGCGCCACGGACCTCATGAATGAGGGGTCTTGGCTGATTCTGCAGTTGCCCCCGTATCTCACAAGCCCAAGACCTGCAGGTGGGGCCGTCTATCATCGGCAATTTGCGATTCAGCGGGGCACGACTAATGCACTGTGGAAAATCAAATACAGTGCCCGCGCAGGCTTTACGGGGGGAACCCCAGGCCCTGCGGAGATGCCAAGCGCCACGGATGAGCAGATCATTGTAGGCGGAGGCACCGACGCTGTTCCGACATACGGAACCCTCCTCCCGCCTGACGGCACCTATAGGATGCAGGTCAATATCTACGAGGGGGAACTCTGTCCCGGGTTTTATCTTGTGACCTATCCGCTAGGCGACCCGACGATAAATGCCGCATTCATGATGGATGCCCTTGCACCGGGAAGTTATCCGGTGGATTCGCTTGGGCTTTCGCAAGAGCAAGACCCGGTCGTCATTTACCAAAACTTCGGCGCTAACACACTCAAGGCTGCGACTCTGGCAAGTGAGACGAGCGGTCCGCGCGGATGGTTGAACTACACCCGCACTGCACCACCAGCGCAGACTTTCACGCGGCTGCCCGCTTCGGTTGAGGCGGTTTTTGACTCCCTTGGGAATTTACAGGTCACGATCCCAAGGGGGCTTAATCAGTCCACCATTGACGATAGCGTGGTGACTGGACGCGCAGCGTATGAGCGCCGCTCTGCACTAGGGGGCACCACCGCAAAGAAGGGCGCTGCATCGGGCTGGTTGTGGAATGGCATCGTGGGACTTGCCAATGGTCAACTGATCGGCCAGACGACACCTCGCGGATCCATCCCTTACTTCTGGGCAACGTTTGGCGATGTTCTGCTTAGGTGGGATGGCGTGACTAAGTCGGTGAAACTATGACCAGCGCTTCAAATCCCACTCAGGGAAGTTGCGGCGTTGGTCCGGTTGGCCTCTGCAATGGCAAGTTTCAGTATGCTTGCGGCGAGGTTCCAGGGTCATCTTATCTGTATCCGCAGGATGTGATCGCCTTCGCCCTGCCATCGCGGACCGTTTCCCAGATCGGCGAAGATGTTCTTTGGAAGCATTGCCTAGCGGCATCATCTGAATTTCGCGGCTTCGCACGCAAACGCTACCGCCTGCCGCTCATTGCGTGGGGTGTGAGCGTCGTTGAGAAGTTGGCGTTCAGAGTTTCCGGATCGGTTCTACGTCAGCACGGGTTCCAAGAAGCCGGAAACGAGCAGATCACTAAGGCCTACGAAGAATCCGGTCAGTGGATGGCCGATATCAGAGATTACAAAATCGATCCCGATATCATCGAGTCACAGCCGCAGATCAATACCCCCCGTGCATCGTCAATGCCGCTTCGTGGCTGGTGGGGTGGCCTATGATGATCATGAAGGGCCCAACTAAGCGCCTTGAGCGGCTTGGTGCTCAAATTGAAGCGGCCGGTCGTGTTCTGCCAGACCGAATCAGCCGTGCTGTTGAACGTCAGGTTTTGCCGCTAATCGAGGAAGGTTATCGGAATCGCACCGATCCGTATGGTCAGGCATGGGCACAGCCGAAGGCCGGCAATAAGCCCATGGAGATCACGGGCAAACTGCGTAAAGCCTACGAAGTCATTCGCGTAATCAGCGGCTTGCGATGGACGATCTACGCCAGTAACAACGCGCGAGCAAAGAGCGGCGGGGCATATTACGGAAACATCCTGCAGCATGGATTTCGCCACAAGGGCGGCTCCATTGTTGAACCGCGTCGACAGGTTCCGCTTGCGCAGAAGTTGTCTCAGCGATGGGCTCAGCGAATGCAGGATGCCGCAAAGCGCGAAGGCGTCGCATGGGCGAAGGGGGTGGGCAAGTGAGCACCATCCACTCTGGACCGCCCGATGTGCCTGGTACGCCACCCGACACTGGCGAGTTTCGCTCTCAACAGGGAGTTACGCTTGGCTGGGTCTCGGCTATCGAGCAGATCATGTCTCGGCTGCGGCAGTACTACATCCCAGAGACGATGATTGGCGGTAAACGAGTGAATACGACTTGGCAACGTGGCAATGTGCCCGGCAAGCCGATCGTTACGACTAACGCCGATCCGCTGGCGCAGCCTAATTACTTCATCGGGGAACAGAACTGGGCAGCGAACTATGGGCCGCAGGCGCTCATGTTTGCGCGAGGTCCGGTCAGCGTTCGGCCAACGATGCGCGTGGGCTATGAGCCCCGAACTGGATACAAGCAGATCTGCAACTCCGTCTATACGTCGACTTGTCGGATCTGGTCGTTCGATGACGATGATGGAGAAGAACTTTTCAACTTCCTGATCGCAGCAGCCTATCGAGAGTTTGCATGCAGCACTCAGGGCAGCGATTGGGACAACATCGTCTATGCGCCCAAGCGGGAAAGCACCGCTGGGACGTATGCCGATGTAACCCTGAAAATCGGAATCCCCGTATTCGTGCCGCCGCACATTCCTACGCGCGTCACTCAAATTAACCAAGAGGCGAAAATATGTCTGCCGACAGCCTTAAGCACCTGAACGATCACGAGAAGCTAGCGAATTTGTCGGCAGGCGAACGAGCCGCGCTGCGCCATATGCATAAGTTCGTCGGGCTTCACTATACCGATGAAAAACTGCTAATGAGCGACGATGCCTTTAATGCGCTCTTAGCGGAGACGCGCGCCCACAACGTCAGTTCTGTACCGAAGAAAGCAGAATCCAATATCACTCCCAAGCCCACTGCCCCGCAGACTGCGCGGGTCGTGAAGGAGTAAATCCCAATGTCTGCGGTTCCCCAGATTAATCAGCAGATCCTTGACGGTGGGCTTGGTATTCCAGCCAGCACCCCGCAACTTTTGCACGTCAAGGTCGGCATCTCCTCGGCTGGCATTCGGAACAAGGCGCGGCTTCAGACCGATGTAACGCAGTTCGTCACGAGCAACCAGGCCGGCCCGCTTGTCACTGGCGGCGGATTTCATATCCAGCGCGCAGGTCAATTCTGGTCGGTTCGAACGAATACCAGCGTGAACGGAATCATTGGCCTTGTCACCAAGACCCCGGCCGGGGTCGGGACTGGCACGATGACGGCCACGCTTAGCACCTATGTTGTGCATGCGCCGGCACCGGGCGGAGCTCCGCTGAACCTAACGAATGGATTTGTCAGCCTTCCGATCCCTGGAAAGTTGACAATCTCTCTCGCCGCTCCTGGCGTCGCCACAAACTACACGGTCATTGGCAAAGATCTCGAAGGGAACATTCTCCCTGCCGAAATCATCGCGCTGGCGGCTGCTCCGAGTACGGCCCTGAGCGTGAATGAATATACCGAGATCATCTCGATTACTTCGAACATCAACCCGGCTGGCGTGACGTCGTTTACGACCGTTCAGACTACCCCCGTTGATGCATATGAGATGGTCGTTGAGATCATGGCATCGGGTAGCGTGGCAGCGCAGACCATGCAATTCCGCTACTCGATGGACAATGGGCGAAGCTTTTCCCCGACGTTGACCGTCAATGCGAGCGGCGTGCATGACCTGCAGACTTACGCACCGGGCGGATCGAACAATCCATATCTCGGATTCAAACTAACCTTCGCCGATGGCGCGGGCCCGAGTTTCTTCGTCAAGGGCGACAAGTTCACCTTTGAAACGCAGGCGCCTACGTGGTCGCTAATCGATCTGCTGACGGCCATGGATGCCGTTGCGAATGATCCCGATGTGCGGCAACTCTATTCGGGCTTCCATGTCGTTGGCGCTGCAGACGGCACGATCTACTCCTCGGTAGAGGCGCAGCTCGCAACCTACGCTGACATCAAATATCAATACCGCTTCTGCTACCTTGAAGCGGTTCGGCAGGGCAATACGACCGAGGCAACTTGGGCGGCTGCGGTCGTTGCAAGCTTCAATGTGACAGGTGTTCGTACTGGCGTCGTTGCGATGGATATGAACATCGACGATCCCACCACGCGAACCTTCCCACGGCGCAACTTCGGGTCGGTCTATGTGGCTCGGCTTATGTCGTGCCCGATCTCCGAGTTGCCGTCACATGTCGATTGCGAAACCGTCTACGGGATCAAGACGAATCTCGAAGGCGCTTCGAAACTCTATCAGGGCGATAACTCCGTCGCGACTCTGACCTTTGCCAACATCGTGACGGCGCGGACCTTCCCGACGCGGCTCGGCTTCTACATCACCAAGAGCCTGATCAAGGCAACCGATACTAGCGATTACCTCACGATCACGAATCGACGCGTAATGGATGTGGCCGCGACGGTTGGTTATGATGCTGCGCTTCCGTTCCTTCAGGCTTCCCTGCTCGCTGATCCATCAACGGGCCGGCTGTCGCAGCCAGAGGCGAACAAGGTAAAGAGCGTCATCGAAGGGAAACTCTCGATTGTTCTCGAGGGTGGCTCTCGCCGGCATGTCTCCGGTCTGCGCGTCAACGTGAGTACGCTGAATCCGTTCCTTCAGGATCGGACGCTCAACACTGATATCCGAATCGTCCCGCGTGGGGCAGTGGACTTCATTAATCAAGTCTACTCCTACGCTCCGGCACTCACCTAAAGGAGCATGAGACATGCCCCCTCGTTTGGCAGCTACTAAGCCTTACCCGCGGACGAATGGTCCATACCATCAGTACGCAAGTGTTTCACTTACCATCAATGGTGTGAACTTCGTCGACTGTGGGACCATCGGCGGAATCTCTGACAAAGTCGAGCGAACCAAGGTCAAGGGGCTTTCGCGTGTGCCCCTTGGCAAGACCGCAGGCACCTACGATGCGCAGTCGCTCAAAATCGATTTCTGGTCGACTGTCTGGCCGCTCGTCGAAAACGTGCTTGATCCGCAGGGCGGTGGAACCTTTGACGCGTTCCCGGTTGTCTTCCATCTTGAGATCTTCGACGAAGGTAGCCCCCTGCAGACCCGTGATTTCGTCGGTGTGAATCTTGAGGAAGTCAGCGAGGAATGGAGCGAAGGTCACGATCCGCTCAAGGTGTCTTGCACCTTCGATGTGATCGCGATGATCCGCAACGGTCGCAATCCGATCGTGGGCGTCGATTTCGGATTCCAGCCGAACCTACTGCAAGTGACTCAGTCTGTTTAACCAAGCCGCATCTAGCGGCGTAACCGCAGTGTCCGCAAGGACAGGAGGACTGCGACATGACCACTGAAGATCTCGTCTCGGCGCCTGGCGCCAAACAGCCACAAACCGTTACCATGGCCGCATCGGAAGGTTCTTCTTCGAATGGCGGAACTCCGCTCCCCAAGAAGACGCTTCGCGCATGGCTTGAAGACAACGACGTTGCGCCAGAACTCACCTCTGAGATCTGCCCGATGCGCTCCCTTGTGGCCATGGGATGCACGATGCGGCGCTATGACCCTGGGCTCGCCGGTCGTACGCTCATGGATCGCAATGAAGTGGTGCAGTTGATGCAAGAGGCGCGCGATGAGCACCTCAGAATCATCAACTCGCAAAAGCCAGCGCTTCCTGAGCATCACGCACCGATCCTGTCCGCGGATGGGATGCTGTTCGCGATGGTCATCAAGAAGCCACAGCCAGGCCAGATCGAAAAGATCAACTCGACGATCTTCAATGCCGCGGTTTCGCAAGAACGCGATGGCATGAAGTTGACGATGATGTCGAGCATGCTGGCCACTTGCACGCTGTTTCCTGAGTCGGGTCATGTTCACCACGTCTTCACGACCTACGGCGGACTCTCTCAGGAGTTCGCTAACAAGTGCATGGCACTCGGACGGCAGGCCGTTGAAGAGATCGTGGGAAAATAGGAGCCATCACAGCCCAGTTTTTCGAGCCGAGCGGCGAGGGCATAGCTGCTCGTTTACTGGCTCGGCTTCTGGGTTGCGATGGCGACCTCGACTCAGACCCGGACAAGCAAGCGATCTTAATCCTGCTCGCGCAGGCGCTGATCGGGATGGTGCATACAGGAGCGCTTAACGAAGCACTGGCCCAGATGATTCGGAAGCATGGCGGAATCCCGATGTTGTGGGTGAAACCGAAAGGCTGATTAAGTGGACCCCCTTGAGTGGATTTTGGCGTTTGTGGATCAAATCTCCGCCCCTGCAAAGGCGATGACGGGGAACATTCGCGAACTCACCAAGTCCATTAAGGAACTTCAAGAGGCCACAGGGAAGGTTAACCTTTCGGCCGCTCTTCGTGGGGGCGGAGGTGGGTCAGGAGGCGGGCGATCGTCTGGATCGGGACAAGATCCAGCGGTCGCCTATCTGAAGCAACAGATCCAACTCAACAAAGAGCGAACACGACAGGCCAAAGAATATGAACGCTTTTGGCAGAAGTCGCTTGCTGCGCAAGAGAAGGGCTCGAAACTCTCGAGCGGCTTTGCCAATATGTGGAGCAAGATCGGCCTCAAGATGCAGAAGGATCAAGCCGCTGCACTGAAGGCCGCAGAGCCCGGTGTATCGAAAGCCTTTGGCGATATGTGGCAGCGCATCGGCATGAAGATGATGGCCGATCAAACCAAGGCCATGAAGAAAGCGGCCACCGAAGCAAGGAAGGCTTCAGAACAAGCCGCACATAAGCCCTGGTTTGGAGGCCATAAGAGTTTTGGGGATCTGCTAGGAGCGCGAGCAAAGAACAAAGCCAGCGGGATTGCCACCGGAGCAGCTGACGCCATTCTCGGGCTGCCTGGCACCATGATCACGGGAGCAGCTGGCGCGATCAGTACCATCGTTGAGGGCACCGCAACGATGGCTTTCAATTTCGGCAAAGCCGCGATTTCAGCGCAGGCACTTCGCGAAGACACCGTGGCTGGGTTCACGGCCATGTTCGGCAGCGCGGATGTTGCAAATAAACTATTCGATCGCGCTCGCGTAATCGCAAAGACAACGAAATTTGACACTGCGGACGTCGTTCAGGACTTCGGGAAACTCGCTGCTGGTGGATTCAAAATAAACGAGTTGGAAAAGATTTATCTCAGTGCGGCCGACGTCGGTAGCGGACGAAACTCGGCTGCCCAGCAGCGCTATATGTTGGCCCTTGGAAAACTGAAATCCAGCCCAGAGGCAACCTATGCGACCTTCGCTCAGGGCGCACGCGCGAGCGCTGGACAAATAAATGCCAATCAGGCATTGGCCGACATGCTTGGCATTAAAGACCAAAGCAAACTGCGCGATATGTTTAAAGACCGCAAAATCAGCGGCGAGACAGCGGTTAATGCGCTAGTAGAGGCTTCGCGCAAATACTTCAATGCTGGCACTGGTGGGAAAATTGGCGGCTTAGCGCAATCGCTTGGTGATAAGACATGGTCTGGAGCAATTAGCAACATCAAGGCCGGATTAGGCGATGTCTTGAATATGCAGTTGCCGGATAATCATCCGATCAATAAATTCAAGTCCTTACTACAGGCAATCGGGAGTTCTGGTGGACTCTTCGATGAAACAAGCGCGAATGGACGCCGATTTTCTGCTCTTATGTCGCGTTTAGTTGAGGATGTATTTTCTATATTTGGAGGGTTGGCAGGGAAGGAACAGGACACGATCTCATCGTTGCTGACCCTTGCTGAATCAATGGAGAAACTATTTCGTAGGGCCACTGACTACATCAGGGACAAGATGGTCCCGGCCATCATGGAGGCCATTAATTCACCGAACCTCGATGATCACTTGGTTGCATTTGCGGCAAAAATAACCGCCATTGTCGGCAAGGGAGTTTGGCAGGGGATAAAAAGCGGGTTAGTTGGCGACTTCAGCGACGCTGGCCTTGCTCAGCAGCGCAAGTTTTTGCAAGAAAACAACAAGGCCATGTTCGCAAATGCGTCATGGGGCTTCAAATCTCCATTTTCCGATGAATCCCCAACTCCGGCGCCATCGGCTAGCGCCACCACAAGTGGACCAATCATGTCCACGGGCGCCCCAATTCGTTCCTATGCCTCGGGCGGTGTAGTTCCCGGTCCATACGGGAAGCCTCAACTGGCGATCGTTCATGGCGGTGAAGCCTTCATGGGGCTTGGCGGTGTCATGTCGACCGGCGACATGATGGGCGGTCGCGGTGGTGGTATGAGCATGTCTGTAACTGTTCAAATCATGGGCAGCGCAAACATGGATGAAGCCTCCCTGAAAGACGTCGTATCACAGGGCGCCTATGATGGATTTATGCGCTGCATGGAGCAAGCAGCCGCTCAGCAGGGAGCGCAGCGCTAATGCCGAGTTCCACGAAGATTTGGGTTCCGTATCCGACGGCAGAAAATCCACTAATCTGGCCAGATCTTTACGAATGGGACTCCATCCAAATCGGAAGCCTTGCGTTCCCAATTGAGGGCGTTCCAAAATACGAACGGCATTTGAGCGCAGATCCGAAGAAGCCAAAAGGATCTGACTATTACTCAATTACATCACATGGCATTAAACCATCACCGATTCACATTACCCTGAAACTTTGGGTGGATGTTTCCACCGGCAAAAACTATCTCGATATGTATCGAGATGTTTTGCCTGAACTTATTCCACCAAGACTATCTAAACGCTTCTCGGTTGCGATTTATCATCCAGCATTGGCCGGCTTTGGTGTATCCAGCGTGGTATTTACAAAGACCTCAACACCTCAACCCGTAGGCGGCTTGGTCTTTCATGCTGAACTTGAGGCGATTGATGCTCGAGACGTGAAAGACGGGCAATCCCAGAAGGAAAAGAAAAAGCCAAGTTCCGCTTCGCTGGCTGCTGCTGGACAGGAGTTTGGGCCGCCAGATCTAGAGTCGCCCCGTGCTCAACAAATTCGACGTGTCACTGCTCCGATACTCGAACAAATGCGTGTTGCCGAATTGAATCGCACAAGGGCCCAGGTTGCGGGTTTCTTTGAGTCGCAGGCAATGCAGGGCAAATTGAATACTCCGGCCAGCCGGAGCGGTGCGCCATGAGTGACATTCAACTCGGCGGCTATTCAGTTTTCCGTGGACGCATCACGCTACCGCGTCGCGGCAACTGGGAATCGCGCTGGTCCTACGTTGATGATCAATTTCCAGTCGGCGTGTTTGCTGGCGCGATCATCGGCGAGCAGATCAGCGGCTATGCAATGCGCAGCGGTGCGCCGTTCCTTGAGGGCCAGATTCAGGCCGTCGGTGGCATGGGCAACATCACCCCATCGAAGATCGTCGACTGCCGAGATTACCGATATGCAAGCTTTGCGCAGATTGCTCGCGAACTCATACAAGATGCTGGCGAACAAGTCGCCGAAGATGTCCTAGTCGGCATCGATCAGCAACTCGTCGGCTGGACGCGCTTTCAGGGGCCTTGGCTCGCAGAACTTGAGCGACTCATCGCGACGCGAAATGATCCCAATGGAATCAACGACGGCACGACCTGGAAAGTGCGCCTCTCTGATGGTCAAATCGAAGTCCGTCCGCTTGTCGAACAAGACACCTCGCCAGATCTAACGATTCTTGCCGATAAGGTCACTGAGCGAAAACGCATTTACGCGCTCGACAGCGAAGAGAGCGGACTCGTTATCAAACCGGGCGATCGATTTGATGGCATCGTCGTTGACACCGTTGAGTATCAATTCGAGACGGACGCGACGCGGGTTGAGGTCTATTACCACCTAATCGGCGACACAGACACTCCAAGCAAGGAACCACGCCTAGACCGCATGGCGGCTCTCTGGCAAGACCTGATCGACCTTGGAATTGCTCGCTATCGTGACACGCATGTCGACCCTTTAGGCTATTACTTCGGCACGGTCCGTGCTGTTCGTTCAAATGGCGACGTCGATATCGAGGCCGACGATAAGCGCATCGGATTCGTAAACGATGTTCCGATTTTCTCAGGGCTTCCCGGTTGGCAACTAAAGCCAGTCGCTAAGAGTCTTGCCTCTCAGGGCGCCCGCGTTCTGTTCGGCTGGCAGGGTGGCGACAAGTCGAAGAAGTGCTGCATTGCATGGGCTGCCGATCCTGCTGCGACGCTAGACAGTGCAAGCATCGAAGCGGCGTCGCTTGTTGAATATAAAGTCCCAACCCATCGTGTGATCGGAAACTCCGAGGTTACCGATGGCGATGACCGGACTGAGCATGATGTAGGCATTGGCCCAGAACTCACGATTGCGGATGCCAGAGTTGAGGCCGCTACCGGATTTGGAGCAGCTGTCATTCTTGGTATGGATGGGACGGATTCAGCCTTCACTGTTAGAGTACAGGCTGATACCGCCGCGAATCCGCCGGCAACCGGTGGGGTTGCTGTTATTGTCACGCCGCGTCGAGCCTTTGGCAAAGTTCCTCGCAGTGTGCAGGTAACGGGCGCAGATGATGGGGGCACCGCTGCCGTCTATCCAGGGGGCTATGGTTCTGCGAATGAGATCAAAATCACCGTTGGCAAGGGCTTAACCAAGGCTGGGATTTATCGATTCAGTGTGCAGGTCAAAGAGTAGGTCATGGCGAACACAGACACCACAAACTACGGCTCTGACCTTTCGACATATGCAAACCCTGCAAGTGGTATTGCCGACCTCGATCCGACGTTTAGCGTGATCTCCGGTCCGCGCGTGGTCGTTGAGCGCATCGCCCGTAAGTTGATGACCCCTACCGGGTCGATGCTTAAGGCCGGTTGGGGGTTCGATCTGCGCAGCGTTCTGCAATCTTCATTGACCTCAGCGCAGGTCAATCAACTCCGCGGCATTCTGCAGGATCAGATCGAGCAAGAGCCCGAAGTAGACAGCGTAGATCTTCGAATCGATTACACGATTCAACTCGCGCGCATGGATATCACTGGAACCATCACGCTAATTACCGGTGAAGAGTTCCCCTTAGTCTTTGTGATTACTCCTGACTTGGTGCAGCCGATTATCGATGACATCGTGGGGGTGACTTCCTAATGGTCGCGACACTTACTGATCTGCTGGCAGTCAAAACGCCCCTTGAGAATTTCAAGGGGCTTCTCGACACACTAGCGCTTCTCGGCTTTCCGAATACTGGCAACTGGACCACGGGAACCGTACCGAACACGCTGCTGCAGACATTCGCGTTTCCGATGACGGACTTTCAGGACTCCCGGCGACAATTCGCCTCGGGTGGCTTGCTCGATCTCGCTGGAACCGTCGTTGATCCGATCACGGGCGATACGCCTTGGCTGACTCTGCATGCCGATCAGGTCTTCAATAACCAGCGCTTCCCAGCCGTAGCCGCTGAGATTGACGTTAACTTCACGGATGCGGCAAACCAGGGACCTTTCACAATCGCACCGGGAGGCGCGGGTGTTTCGGTTGGTCCCGGCGCTGCTATCTATCGAACCATAAATACAGCGAACGTGATTCTGCCCCTTGGTGGCACGGTTACGATTCGAGTCAGAGCCCCAAGTCCTGGTAGCGCTTTCAATGTTCCCGATGGATCGCTGACATTCTTTGCGGCCGGTCGACTCCCTGGGGTGACCGTCAATAACCCAGGGCCGAATTCAATTAAGATCGCAGGGACCAATACCGAAGGCGCTCCACCTCTTACGGCGCGATGTCGAAGCAAATGGGCCCTTCTCTCAAGCGGTAGCACCATTCAGGCGTATATGAACTGGTCGCTATACGCAGGACAGGGGCAGGTCGGCAAGGTCAAGACCATCGTCAATGACGATCTTACGGATCCCGGGCTCGTTAAGGTCTATCTTGCCAGCCCTGCAGGCGGCGGTGTAGCTGCTGCCGTTGTGACTGCAGTTCAGACCTTTATCGCCCCCCTCTCTCCGTCGGGTGCTCGAACCGGGGCACGCATTCCTGAAACCGCGAAATGCTTGGTCTTCTCGGCAAAATCAACAAGTTGCTATATCAAGGCAACGATTTTTGTCTATCCCGAGTATAACAATACTGATTTCATGGTGAACTTAAATGCCGACATCTCGGCATATCAGGCTGCATTTCCGATCGGTGGAGTCGATGGGCAAACCCCGGGGGCTGGTGGATATGTCCCGATATCACGCATCACGCAATTATTGCTGAATCGTAGTGGCGTCGCTCTCGATCCGGCCCAAGAGGTTTTTAATCAAAACACCCAACTTGGGTACGATGGAATTACCTTCTTCTTCGGAGATCTCGGACTCAGTAATTTAGATTCTGTCACCTTCGACACGAGCAACATCACTCTAGTCTCAATACCGAGGCCAACGTAATGGGAATCAATCCCACGCTGCAGAGCCAAACGACTTACGAGGAGATCATCCCCAAGTCGTTTGCCCCGCCTTGGCTTTCAGGGCCATACGGCACGCTTTGGCATCGTGGGATCGGGCAGTATTTCGATATTGAATGGCAGTTGATGCATGATGCGGCGCTTGTCGGATTCCCAGAGCGAACCCCAAGCGATGCACTTCCATTCCTTGGATCTGAGCGGATGCTTGAGCGCATCCCGGCAAGTCCAAACCTTCCAGGCGAAACCGAAGCCGAATATCGGATCCGCCTAAAGAATGTCTGGGGCGAGTGGGGGGCACCACTTCCTCCTGGTAGTTCCCCACTCGCCGCGGACGCAAAGCAAGAAGTACAGCGGTATTCGCTTCCGATGGGAATTTGGGAAGCAGCTGGTACTGCCGCGATCCATATGCCGGCGGTGTTTACCTCGCCAATCAGCGGCATTGACTCAATCATTCCTTCGACCATGAAGGGCTGGCCAGCATGGCTTGGCCTAACGAATACCGCTGTCTACCGTCAGCACGAATGGGCCTTTCCGCCTTATCTCGTCTCCGATCGGTTCTTTGCCTGGGAACATAAGTGGTCTACTTTTTGGGTTATCATCCGCCAACCGCATCCATTCAATCTTTTGCTATGGGGTGCGCCTCTTCTGATATGGGGAACGTCTGGCGATCCGTTTGGCCCGACATGGGGAACATCTGCCGTTGTCTCCGAGGTCGAACGAATCAAGCGCCTTGTGGTCACCTTCAAGAGCGGCCATAGCAGTTGTGCCGGCATCGTTCTGTTCTTTGGCGCCGGTCTTTTCTGGGGTGATGGAACCTGGGGGATCGGTTTCTGGGGTGGCCTGGGGACTACAAGCGTCGTATGGCCAGTTGGTGAACCGAACTGGTATCAATGATTTGTCGATGATGCTATAGAGAGAATCCATGAGCGAACCGAAACAGCGCCCGCCACTTCGACCGATGCTCGATGAGATCCGCACGGCGAACGAATGCATTGAATCGCATCGACGACACCTAATCGAACGCATTGGTCAACTTCGCGCAATGGCCGACGACCGCGAGGCGGAAGCCATGACGCTTGAGCAGTTAAAGCGGGATGCAGGTCCGCAGCGAGCCGAGGTCGTGCGCTTGAATGAACAAGCGCAGATGCTCGCTGGCCGCGTCAATCAACTCATGGCCGAGCTCTATGGCACTCCTTCCGCTGCTGCGCCACAGGCGCCCCAAGTGGTTCGCAAAGCATGGCAGCGGCCGGAATGGTGGGATCAACTTCGACTTGTCGATGATGCCCTACAGAAGATGGTGGCCATCGCCGAACTCAACCTTGAGAAGATCGGCATCGTTTGCCATTCTGAACTTGCCTTGGCGGCTGCATCTTCTTCGCGCATCCTCTCAATGAGGCCGGAAGATCTGCGTAGCGTAACGCTTGAGATGGTCTCTGAACTTCAGACGCTTGCCGATCGCATCGCCCCGATGCCGTGGAATCTTCTCGACATCGACTCACAGAGCGGCGCTCAACTCGTTTTGACGGCAAGTCATCTATGCCGTGAAATGCCAGAGCAGGCGCTACAGGCCGACCTGCGCGAAGACTGCGCCCGACGCTTCGAGATGCTTCTCGATTCACTCCAAGCCCACAAAGAGGCCGGTCGGCTCGAAGCGGCGCAGAAGCACTTCAGGGATGGAAATATCCAGCTCGCTTCATCGATTGTGTCTGGCATCGCACCGCCGGATGCACTTCGATATGAATTCAACAAACTTGCCATGATGCTTGGACAATAGGGACGCTCAATGCCTACTCCTCTGATCCCACCGGTAACTCCTCCCATTCCGCGATTTACTCCGGCTAGTGGAGCCCTGACCGGTCCTGCCGATGGCGATCCGTTGGTTGCCGCATCAGTGAATGACCCCTTCAAGCAACTAGCGGATCGAACCACGCTTTCATTTAATGGACTTTATGGAGTCTACGGATCGCGCCTTATTGCCTCATGTCTCGATGGCAATTTGATTGTTTTGAACAACCAGGCCGCCGTGCGTTCCTCGTCTGGAATTCTCAGCGGCAACCTGGGCAGTCCAGTGGATATCTCAGTAGTGCTCGGTGCTCCTGTAGCTAATACTTGGTATTACCTATATGGATCCGATGTTCTCGGAGTGCTAACCCCTATCATTTCAACAGATCCACCCGAGGCAACTCTAAAATATAGAACCAGTAATGCAAATCAGGTTCTGATCTCGATGTTCCGAACGGATGGAGCCGGAGCGGTAAGACCATTTTACCACACCACCAATGGTTACCAGTACCTAGACCCGGTCAATCTGGTAAGTCTTGCCACGGCGCTTGTGACGACTCCTGTGCCAATTCCTGATGCGCCACCATTTGCGCGAGGAGCGTCTCTTTCGGTGCGTGGGGATAATGATACCGGAAGCATTGCGTCAATCTTTCTCATGCTCACCGGATTCACCCCAACGAATCCATATGAAATGAGAATGACCCCTAGCAGTAATCCTGGCACACTCAGAACCATCAA